TATCTTGAGAATGGAGTAAAGGTTGTCATAGGAACGGAGGATGGGGCCATTATAGTGGAGGATGCTGATGCTGAAATGGATCACGAATCTCGTTGATACTATTCTGTGGGTATTCTATGAAAGTAAGGATAAGTCTTTAGATTTGTCCCAGAATGGGGTTGCTAAGGACACAGATAAGGACAAAAATAAAGCATAAATATAAGCCTCCTTAACGGGAGGCTTTTTGTTTATGACCCCCATTGACAAAATAGTAGCTTCTGTTAGGCTACTTTCCATTATAGGAGATACCTAATGTCAAGAAGCAGCCCGTTTACATGGGCAATAGTAGAAGATATCATAAATAATCCAGTCAAACTCGGCTGGCTCTGTGGAAAAACACTCCTTACGGATATCCATAGTGATTGGATAAAGTATATGCACCTTGCAAAGGAGGACACCCTCCTGCAAGCCTCTCGTGGATCATATAAAACTACAGCAGTAATTGAAGTAGGTATTATTTATCGCCTTATGCGTGATAGGAATGCTACAATGGCTATCGTGCGTAAGGGATATACCGCTGCAGCAGAAGTTATAAAGGCTGTATCAGAAATGATGGAAATGCCTGCCATTAAAGAATTGCTCACATTTGTTTGGTTTGCTGATAAAAATGGTAGGATACCTGATAAAGCAGAATGGCATTTTACTACTAGGAAAGAGGGTAAGTTTAATTTATCAGTGAGGACTGACCATACACCAGAATCAACTCTTGAGGCTCTCGGACTTGATTCGCGCATCACTGGAAAGCATTTTTCTTCTTGTATTATGCTAGATGATATCACAGATATTCATGACCGTATCTACAAATCAGAGCGAGAATTCACCAAACTCATAGTATCTGAAATCAGGGCCAACATTGCTTCCCCCGGTTGTGTGTGTTTATTTACGGGGACTAGCTGGTGGGTCAGCGACGGGCTGGAGGAGCTAAAGGAACAAGGTATTCGTCATCAGGTATTTCCGTGGCAGTCACTTCCGTTCATGTCTCCTGAGAAGATAGAGCAGGCTCGCAAGGCTAATGGGCCGTTACTTTTTGCCTGTAACTATGAGTTGCGTTTTGACTCGGATGCAGACAGGATATTTGTACTTAATGACGAGCAGGTTAAACCTTGGGACTTCGCTCACGCGAAGAACATTAAGGCGCACATTGACGCCGCATATTCCTCCCCCGGTGATAAGGACAGAGACTATTGTGCTCTTACGATTATGTGTGAGCTTCCTAATAATAAAATTGGCTGTATAGGTTGGATAGAGCAAATCCATGCTAAAGACTGGATTCCGTTTATATTTGAGCAGATGGGTAAATATAAGGCTAAGATACTCTACGCTGAGGAAAATGGAGATAAAGGTTTCTTACTGGACTTGATAGCAGGGGATCCTAGGGCGAGGTCTTTGGGCATTTTCACAGAGTCCTATGTGGAGAAATCTAATAAAGAGACGAAGATTGCTACTATAGGATATGAGGGATTCAAGAATACAGTATTCGCTGAGGAAGGAGATCCAATGTATCTGGAGCAGATATTGTCGTGGAATGAGAAGGATAAAACCTGCCATAATGACGCAAGTGATAGTATGGCCTCTCTATATAGAGAAGGTGGATATGTTTCCATGACTAACTCCATGAATTTATATAACAGTGAAATGTGGGCTGACCAATACAAGGGTTTTAGATTTTGATTTATTAAGACGACCACTTGACAAGACTTCCATTATATGGTACGGTGCTTTTGTAAAAGGAGACCTAGATTATGGTAGAAGTAGAACTATGTGGCGTTAAGATTAAGGTTGACGAGGATAATATACCTCTTATTAAGTCAAGAAAATGGCATCTTTCTAAGGGAGATGCGAAAAAAGGATACACTTATTTCAGGTGGATGGAATATGATGGCCCAAAACAAATACTTCACCTGTTGCATAGAGAAATTGCCGGAGTTCCCAAAGGGAGTAAATTAGTGGTAGATCATATAGATAGAGATACTACTAATAATACTAGAGAAAATTTGCGTATTGTAACCCGTGGAGAGAATACTCTAAATTCTGGTATACAATCTGTAAAACGCTCTTCCAAATATAAAGGAGTATATTTCAACAAAAAAGTTGGGAAGTACAAAGCAGAGATACGTGTTTCAAATAAGTCTCATTTTTTAGGATACTTTATATCAGAGGAAGAGGCTGCCGAAACTGCTGATATTTATTATAGACATATAAATGGAGAGTTAGCATATATTAACTTTCCAGATAAAGTCTACCCAGAAGAGAGGATCAAATCTGTGATTGCCTCTGTACATAACAAAGTATGCAGAACTAATACAACTGGGTATAACGGTGTTGCAAACAATAGGACAAAGGGAAAATTTACAGCATCCTGTAAACATAATGGAAAGAATGTGTTTATAGGGGATTTCTTAACAATAGAAGAAGCTTACATAGCTAGATGTAAATATTTAGATGAGCACCCAGAAATAAAAGTTAGACGTTAGTTTCTAAGCCCCCTTGCAGGAGGGCTTTTTCATATATGAGGGGTGTTGACAAAAGTATACAGTAGTGTATCTTTTTGTATACAGTCAGTATACGGGGGTACATCATCACTACATATAACTTTTCCCATGTGCGTGGGGATACATATAATGGTGCGGTTTTCACAGTAACTAAGGATTTACTCCCATTAGACCTCACTGGGGTCACTATGCGTTGCCAGTTCCGTCTCAATAGGGACGCCCCAGTAGTACTCGAAATCTCTACAGGGTCAGGAATAACAATAACAGATGCTACTGGTGGTATCTTCGAGTTTGATCCCATGATTATTGATGTAGCTGTAGCGGCATACAAATTCGACGTAGAAATGACTTTCCTTAGTGGGGAAGTCAAAACTTATATCTCTGGAACTATGACTGTTACCCCGGATATTACCCATGGCTGATAATATTGCTGTAGTTATAACAGAAGTAGTCCCTAATATAGATGTGGACATTCTCAAAACTATAGTAGATATAGACGTGGTTGTGTCTGATAAAGGTTCTCCGGGTAATCCGGGTGAAGACGGTACTGATGGTAGGGAAGTAGAGATACACTCTTCAGGCATATATATTCAGTGGAAATATGTGGGGGATCCTGATTGGATTGACTTAGTAGCCCTTGCTGATTTAGAGGGTTCTGATGGTATAGACGGAAGGGAAGTTACTCTTAGGAGTGATGGAACATACATACAATGGCAATATATTGGAGACAGTACTTGGACTAATATAGTTGCATTAGCTACTCTTAAAGGTGACAAGGGAGATGCAGGCACTACTACATGGGCAGGAATCACAGATAAACCCCCCGATTTTATGCCCTCCGTACATGATAATACAGCTCATTCCGTACAATACGCAACAGTTGATCTAATACCAGATGCACTTGCAGACCTCTCTGACGATGAAAACCACCGCACAGTAACTGATACTGAAAAAGCCGCATGGGGGGCTTCTATAGTTCCGGGTGGTAGTGATACAAATATACAGTTTAATGATGCTGGAATCTTTGGTGGTGTAGACGCATTCAAATATGATAGATTATCTGGAGCTATAACCATCGGCGAATCTGTGGAAATACTTCCAAATGTTCCTTTAGCTATTGAAAAAGACATAGATGATTATGTACAGGTAACTTTCCAAAATAAATCAGATTCTCCCAATGCTTCGATGGATATAGTTATCACTGCCGATAATGGTACTGATGCAACACATTATCTTGACTTAGGGGTGAATAGTTCAGGATACAGTGATCCAGATTTCCCTATCATAGGTGCAAATGCAGGGTATTTGTATTCTACTGATGATAATGTTGTAATTGGAACTGGTGGAATAGGAAAAAAAGTTACTTTATTTTCTGGTGGATATGCTACAGAGAATATATCTGCCCAAATAGATGAAGATGGTATTAATTTGCCTTCGGGTAAGACAGTTAGAATAAATGGTGTCCCTATCGGGGCATCTCCAGACTTTCTAGCTCTTACAGATACCCCCGATAGCTATACAGGGGAAGCTGGGAAAGTAGTCAGTGTAAATCCCACCGAGAATGGTTTAGTTTTTACTTCTATTAGTGGATTAGGTAATATGCAATCTAGCGTATATGATCCACGAGCCATAGCAGATGACGCTTTTGATGTAGATAACCATACAAGTGGAACTATAAATGCTGTCTTTTCACAAACTGAAAAGACAAAACTATCGGGAATAGCCTTCGGTGCAGAGGTAAACGTACAACCAGATTGGAATCAAATGTCTTCAAGCGCAGATGACTACATAAAAAATAAGCCGACAATTCCATCTAGCTTGACTCCAGCAACCACAGTAGTATCAGAAACCACGCCGGGACAAACTCCTGTGGTTGGTATAGCTTCTGAATATGCTCGTGCAGATCATAGTCATGGAACTCCCGCAGCAGGTAGTGGTGTATCAGAAGCACTTGCAATCGCTTTCTCAGTAGCACTAGGAGGAATATAGTGAATATAAAAATAGATAATTATGTTTTTGATAAGGCCGCAAAAACAATCACCTTTCTTGATTATGATACAATTTCCCTTTCAAGAATTGCTCTCATAACAAACGTCGAAGGAAATGTACTTATCTATAACTTTGCTGGGCTTGGTATAGGTGGGTCAGTATCAGGTAATGTATTAACCCTTGATTATGATACCTCAGCAATGTCCAATACAGATAAATTGCAGATAGTATATGACGATAAAGACGCCTCTCTATTAACCCAACTTGTTCATTCAGTGAAACTACTTTTTCAAGTAATGGCAAATCCCCCGTGGGTGGATAAATCTACTAACCAAATGAGGGCACAGGTAACTGGTACAGTAGCTGCTACAGGAACTTTAACAGGTGTCACAACTGTATCTTCAGTAACAGGTGTCACAACTGTATCTTCAGTAACAAACTTCGGAACATACCCAGCGCAACAGGGTATTATAGATCAAAACCGCGCTTCATGGGCGGTATTAACCAGAGGGAGACTAGGCTAATGGCAAATAATTTCAAGAAAATAATAGACCGTAACATGTGGGTACAATCATACCCTGCACCAAATGCACACGCAGCAGGGTCATCTATTTCGTGCGACCTTAGGAATGATATATCACGAAATCCTTTTATTCAGCAGGTAGTCAGTAACACAGTATTAAACAGATACAATGCAGTTACAAAAGGATGGAACTTTGTAGTATCCCCCGGACTCGCAGGTACATTTGGTGCTGGGGCGGCTTCTATATTTGCACCATCTATGGGATTAACAGGGAGTATTGGGGCAGGTTGTACTACGACTAAGTTGGTAACCACAACTGTAATAACAGCAGTTGGTGTGAATATGCTTGCCAATCGTGGTGGTTCTGGAGATTATGGGTTTAAGATTCGCATTAAAGGGAATACGGCAGGTGGCTCTGGTAAAACAGAAGAGCGATGGATCGTTGCAAACACTGGAGGAACTACTCCGACATTGTGGCTCGATACGGCTTTAACGTTTACTCCTGCATCAGGCGATACCTATGAGATACTTGCTGGAAGACTTTTCATGCTCGGAGCAGGTACAACAGCGGCAGGAATATGGCGTTCTTTTGAAGTCGCCGCAAATCTTTTAGCTTCTCTTTCAACCACAAACCTTCCAGCAACTATAACAACGGATTCGTGCTTAATGGCTTTAGATGAACAATATGTTCCATATGATAGGAAACCGGGAGAGGGTTTTATTGTGGGGACAGGTACGTATGATGCTAGTGCTTCTAAATTATGCCTGACTGCAACTGCAAGCGGAGCAAGTATGCTTACAGGCCAAGCATCCGGTGGGGATTTTGTAGTTGCTACAAATGAGTATAGAAACTTTCAGATTCGCATAGTTGAAGATACAGCAATACCTACAGCAGTTGGGCAAAGAAGAATAATTGCTTCACATACTGGAAGTGGTGTAGCACCAGTTTATACTTTGGGATCAGCATGGACTGTCACTCCCTCAGCAACTTGTAAGTATGTAATAGAGTATCCAAATCAAATTATATGCAAGACATCAGGATCAACTACTACATTTACATATAATTATTCTGGTGCATCTATGGCAAATGGGACAGCTACTATTGCATCAGATGCATGGAGTACAACTTACTATGGTGTAGCTCCAGCCGTAAATGCGGTCGGAGGTATGTGGTTTCCCTCGTTCGGTATCGAGCCCGATGTTGGGCGTAATGCAAGACACTCATTTATATACTCTTTCCGTGGTAACTCCACAACTGTAGATCTCTTTGATATAGCTGGTGGGGTAGCAGGAGCATGGACAGCAGCTATCGTAATTGATGGTGCTGTTTCTGTTACTACAGGAGCTTGCGGAAAGATTGCACCAGCAGATCAGGAAGGGAAGTTTGGGTACATAAACGCTTATACAGCATCTGCAACAAATCAGATGTATCGGTTCGATGTTAAAAATAGGGTTCTCACACCATTCACACCAACAGACTGGATTCAGGCAGGAACAGCAGTTACAGGTGAACGTGTGGCAGTTATAACGGCAATAGACGGAACTGATAAGTATTCTGTAGTTTGTTTACTTACACACTTAAGCACCATTTTTCATGAGTGCGTAGTACTGGAATAAGGGAGATACCTATGGAAGAACCGATAAAAAGAGGAAGAGGACGACCCCCTAAAGCTAAAATAGATCCCATTGTAGAAAGTACTCCTCATGCTGACCAAGCACTCTTTGATAGCGTGGCTTGGAGTAACATCGCTACCGGACTCGGGCAGAAGCAGGACAAGACTGCTTGGACTCGTTATGGTGACGCCTATATCCTTAGTGATGATGAACTCACCCAGCTTTGTCTAGGTGACGGCCTTGCTTCTCGTATCGTCAATGCTATTCCTCAAGACGCTACTCGTGAAGGTATCTGGATTGAGGACGAATCTACCAGAAAGAAAATGGACAGGGAATTCGAGCGTCTTGGAGTAGAGGAAGCTCTTTTCACATCCCTTTCTTTTCAGCGCCAGTATCGCGGCTCCCTGCTTATCATTGGTGCTATGGATGGCAGGACTGTAGATCAGCCTCTTAATGAAAATGCTATCCGTACTGTTGAATTCCTTAAACCTATTGACGCTACTTGTGTAGACCTACAGGATTCAGACTGGGATATGGATCCTATGTCTCCTACCTTTGGTAAGATCATCAGGTACTCTGTCCAATACTATATTAAAGATACCTACGTTCGCTATAAGATTCACTATACTCGTGTTCTTGAGTTTAAGAATGACCCCGCTCCTACTTGTAATTATGCAGGACTTCTTCAGACCAATAAATATTGGGGACTTTCCAGCCTGCAAGCCATTTACACTTCCCTCTCTGCTCTAGGTTCTATTACCCAGAGTACTGTCAATATCATTCTGGACTTCGTTTCTGGTACATATAAATTCAAAAATCTTGCTTCCCTCCTTGCTGCAGGTGGAGAAACGTCCCTCGCAAAACGCCTTCAGGCCATACAACTCTCCACCTCAGTCCTTAATGCTCGTGTAATCGACAGTGAAGAAACATTCTCGAAAGAGTATGCTACCGTCACTGGTATTGATGCACTTATCGACCGATATATGCTCATGCTCTCTGGATCCACAGGAATCCCTGTTACAAGACTTTTTGGTAGGTCTCCTGCAGGACTTAATTCCACAGGTGAGGCTGACTATAATAACTATATTGATATTGTACAGTCCTTCCAGAAGAATAGGCTTAAGCCGCAAGTACGTAGACTTCTCACCATTCTTTGTAGAGCCAATAAGCTAGATCCTGAAGTAGAGTTTGAATTCAATTCTCTCTATCAGATGTCCGAGATTGAGAAAGCTAATCTTGCTAAGACGGAAGCCGATACTCAGGCAGTTCTAATAGACAATAACCTCAAACTCTGTGAGGCTGGGGTTAGAAGTTATGAGGCCTATAGTAAGGAACTTGGCTATGGTGATGCATATACCGAACTTGAACCAGAAACAGAACCTACTGAGCCTCCTGCTGTAGCTGAGGAAGGTGCTATGGTTTCGGAAGATGATCTAAAGGCCGAATAATGACAGCCTTTGAGAATAATTTCAAAACATTACTGAAGCTCTATCGTTCTGGTATGACTAAAGCGCAGCGTACCAGAACTAGGCATAGACGGCCTAAAGCACCTATGTATCCTATAGTCATAGAGCGTGAATATGCTAAATACATCTCTAACACAATCAAGAGAACTGCTGATAGTGCTATAGAACTACTTAGACCGTTCCTAATGAAATACACACCGGCTCATACTGACTCTATAGATTCGGAACTTGATGATATTATGAGCAGACTAGAAGAAGAACTGGGTATAATTTATGGCACCAACGCACTCTCTTCTGGGGTGTTATTTAGGACTCTTGAATCTATAGCAGAACAGATACTTGGTAAGAACTCAGCATTTATGCAATCAGAAATCAAGATCATCTCTGGGCATGAAATGCAACTTGATTATTCTTGGTGGCCTGAGACTAAGAATTTATGGGAACAGGAAAATTATAGGCTCATTACGAGTCTGAACGAAGAATACATTAAGAAACTCAATAGTGTAGTTATCAATGGTGTACAGAATGGAACTCCGTTTGATGAATTAGTAACACAGATAAAAGCAGTCAATGATAATATGTCTGATGCTCGCGCAAGGCTCATTGCTAGAGATCAAACTGGAAAGTTGCAGGGACTTATCTCTAAAGCACAGCAGACTTCTATTGGGATGACTACCTACCTTTGGAACTCAAGGGGAGACAGGTCTGTGCGCGGGAAC